ACATTATAAATGTCCAAATGTTACTAATAGTAAATATATATAATATATTCATAATAAATAATATATATATTATTATTTAATTTCTTTTAATATATTTAATATATTATCTATTTTAGTATTTAAAGATATTAATTCTAATTCTATTTTTTGTATATGTTCAATTGAACATTTTTTATTTTTATCTTCATTTTTATCTTCATTTTTAGGTTCATTTTCTAATAAAGTTATATTTGAAGATGTATTTATTTTTTTTAATTTGGTAAAAATATTAATATCTTCATTCATATCTTCATTTATATTTTCATTTATATTTTCATTCATATCTTGATATATATCTAAATGAATCGATTCATTATTTTCAAGATATTCTGTATTAGAATTCCATGTAACATTTTTTTTATTTTCTAATTTAGAATTTGATTTGGGTTGAATAAATTTTTCAGTTTTTATAGATGTTTCTTCAGGTTTTAACCAATTATTTACAACAGATGAGTTTAAATTTAAAAAATTAGTGTTATTTAATTGTTCATCATAATTTCTTTTAATAGTAATTTCTTTTAATTTTTCTTCCATTTCATTTATAGGTATATCTTTATATTTATCTAAAAAAATAGGTGTTTCTGGAATTGGTACAGTTATTAATTGTGTAAAATTATCTTTATGTTTAATAAATTCTTTTTCAAATTGTGTTTGTCGATCGGTTTTAATTTCTCCACACGTAATTAATTCATTTAATTCATTTAATTCAGTGTCTTGTTTTTCTTCATATATTTTTATTTTATTAGGTATTTGTTGATGATAATTTTCTGTAATATATTTTAATATTAATAACATATATTTTTTATTAATATCAATTAAATTTAATGTTTTTGATTTTTCTGTTTCAAAAAAATTTTGAATATTATTTGTAAAAATAGTATATATTTTATTTTGAATATTTTTTGATAAAAATTTAAATATATTTAAATCACTTATTAAATCCCATAATGTATTAATATTTTCTTTATTTAAAAAAACGCTACTATTCATTAATATATATTAATAAAAAATAGTGTTTATATTATAATGAATCATTAAAATATATTTTTCTAAAATTATTCATATAGTTATCTTTTAATTTATGCGTTTTTAAATAATGTTGAGTTATTTTATCTTCTAACATATGAATTATAAAATAGAGAGAATACATTCCACATTCGGTATTCCCATATTGATGTTCAAACCCTCTATTATCATCAAATTTAAAATATATTTTCGGATTTAAATTTAAACCTTGTTCTTTTATTCGATTCACAAATGTTATTATTTCTTGTGAAGGACCTTCACCTGTACTATTAAAGAAAAATATCTCTCCTTTTTTTATATTTATAAACATTGATATCCAATGTTCTCCTGGTTTATTATGTGGATCTGTATTAAAAATTATACCTATTTTTGTTTTTTTGTTTTTTATTTCATTTTCAACACTAAACTTACATAAATCATCTAATACACATTCTTGACTTGCTACTTTAGTATCAAAATCAATTGGAGATGGACCTATAAATTTAAAACATTTATATGCTTTTTCATATTGTTTCATTACTTTCAATATATCAATACTTGATAACCATTCATTTGGATTTGAAGACCATTCTTTTGGAGATAATGGTGCAAATGAATCCTTCATATCACTTATTTTTCCAAATCTATTTTCTTGATTTAACCAACACGATTCTTTATTACAAACATTACTTAACTTTTCATTTATTTCACTATGAATATCTATTGGAATTGTTGACACTATTTTTGAATCCATATGTTTATCATTCCATAATTTTTTTAATTTATATAATGATTTATTTGTATAACAAGAATACCCATTTATATCTTCTTTTGATTTAGGACTACAATTCACTTTTGATATAAATTTACTTTTGTTTTTTGTTTTATTTCTTCTACTTTTCATTCTTTGAATACTTTTATGTTTTATTGTCTTCATAAATAATATTTATATAATTATTATTTATAAATTTATAATTTCAATTCTATTTATTTAATATAACTCATAATTGCTAAATTATTAACATTGTTGTTTTGTCATATCTCGAATTTGCATTCGCGTTGAATTCATAAACAGATTTTCACCTATTTTTTCATTTGGAGATGGATTAAAATTGTAAAAATGATTATTTGAAAATAACAATTCGTGAGGATTATGTTGCTTCATTGTTTGAAATTTATAACTAAATAAATCACTTTTACTATTTGGAACATACACTGCTTGACTACATTTTTGTAAAGCATAAATCTGATTTCTTAATTCAGATTCTAAATTTATTTTTGAAGCAAAACCCGACCAAGGAGCTGTTGCATTACCTGGATTAAATACTTTATTTGTATTATATGTTGGAAATTGATCTAATGGAATTGTTAATTTCTTTCTTGGATCTACTATAGGTAAATATGAATATTTCGTCATTACCGGACGAACATTTAAATACGGTTGTAACATCTCAGATGGAATATTCCTATCATATATTTTTTTATTTATTTCATTGTGTATTTCTGAAATACATTGCTGACTGTTTAAATTATTCATTGATATAATTATATATTATATTTTTAGTTATAATATTTATTTAAATTATATAAAAACAAATTATTACTATTATTAGTATTATGTGCGGAATCTTTGCTATCTTAAATAATTCAAGTTATTCATATTCAGATATTGAAATTCAATTTATGAAAGGAATACAAAGAGGACCTGAAAATTCTAAATTAGATGATACTTATATTCAAATGATTCTTGGATTTCATAGATTAGCAATTAATGGATTAAATGAATTATCTAATCAACCATTAGTTATTAAAGATATTATTTTAATCTGTAATGGAGAAATTTATAATTTTAATCAATTATATAAAGATATGAATATTACACCTAAAACACAATCCGATTGTGAAGTAATCATTCATCTTTATATTAAATATGGTATCGAACAAACTCTTGTTATGTTAGATGGAGTATTCTCTTTTGTATTGTTTGATAATCGCATTACTAGTGATTCTAATAATAAAATATATTTTGCACGAGATCCTTTTGGAGTTCGACCTTTATATTATTTAAAAAATAATCATAATAATATGTATGCGTTCGCTTCTGAACTTAAATGTTTGGAAAAATTTTATAATGATTATTTTGATTGTGATACTATTCATAATGAAATTTCTATACAACAATTCACACCTGGCACTTTTTCTACTTTTAATCTCTCTAATAACGCACAATCCGTTTGGCAATTGTTAAATGAAAATACTCCTTATTTTATTCCTACTTTTTCTTATAATATACCTATTACTAATAATATTTTTAATTTAATCGCTGAATCTTTAAATTCTGCTGTTAAAAAAAGATGTATTTCCACTGAAAGACCTATCGCTTGCTTGTTATCGGGAGGATTAGATAGCAGTCTTATAACCGCATTAGTTCATAATTATTATTGTCTTAATAATATACCATATAAATTAGAAACATATAGTATCGGTTTATCCGGATCTCAAGATTTACAATATGCTAAAATTGTTGCTGATTATTTACAAACTAATCATACTGAAATTATTATTACTGAAAATGATATTTTTGATGCTATACCTGAAGTCATTTATGCTATTGAAAGTTATGATACTACAACTGTTAGAGCTAGTATATGCAATTATTTGTTGGGCAAATATATTAAATCACATAGTAATGCTAAAGTTATTTTTAATGGAGATGGAGCTGATGAATTATTCGGAGGATATCTTTATATGAATAAATGTCCTGATAATATCGAATTTGATAAAGAAATACGCAGACTTTTAAAAGATATACATTTGTTTGATGTATTACGATCTGATAAATGTATTTCATCACACGGACTTGAACCTAGAACTCCTTTTTTAGATAAAAGTTTAGTTAATTTAATTTTATCCATTTCACCTGAAAGTCGTAATCATAATTGTTCTAATCCTTTTTTTAATACTTCTATTTATAATTACCGTGAAAAAAATATATTAAGATATAGTTTTATGCAATTCAATTTCTATAATTATAAAAAAAAACAATTATTACCTATGGAAATACTTTGGAGACAAAAAGAAGCATTTAGTGATGGAGTTTCACTTATAGGAAATTCTTTATATCAAATTTTACAAGATAAAATATCTATTAAATTAAATTCTGATAATCCTAATAGTCATTATGAATCTAATATTTCAACTGAAAAATATTATTATTTTTGTATATTTCACGGTTTTTTTCCTAATTGCAAACATATATTACCTTATTTGTGGATGCCTAAATATACTAATGCAACTGATCCCAGCGCTAGAACTTTAACTTTTTATAAATAAATATTTAATCTAATTTTTTTTACATTTCATTTTTCATTTATTATATATATTATTATATATAATGAATACTGGTAATAAATTAAATCAATATCAAGAAATTGTATTTGGATATTCTATTTATATTATATATATTCTTCTATTTTTTTCATATCTAGGATTATCTACAAATGCTTCTATATATTTACAAAAATTTGATTTTTATTTTAGAATTTACATTTGTTTATTTCTAATGTGGCGATTTAATCCATTCAAAACACATTATGAATTCACCAATTTAGACCGCAGAATCGCATTTAGTGCTGGATTGTTTATTTTTACAATTACTATATTAAATACTTATTCTAATTATATTAAAGAAATTATTCAACGTGTTATACATAAAATTTAATTCATTTTTAAATTATCTTTTAAAATACTTATTCTAATTATACACAATTTTATACATCATATTTATATTTTATTATTTAAATTTACGTGTTGTATTATATTTCATTCTTCTTTTTATAGTTTTATTCTTTTTACATTTGAAAAATTTATGCAAATGAAGTAATATTTCTTTACTTAATATCTTATCTATCTCATTCTCTTTTACATTTTTCTCTATTATTTTATAATTATACATTTTCATATTTTTATTCATTAATTCCGAAAAATCTAATAAATCTTCATTATTTAACATTTTTTTTCCTATATCACTTTCTTTAAATCGATTTATCATATCTTCTATACTTAAATCATAATAATAAGCCTTCACGTTTATGTAATATATATTATCATTCGCCATTTCCGGATAAAATGTATCATCTAAAAAACATATCTCTGAATTTATAGGTAGTTTCGTACATTTTATAAAATCTGAATGAGTTTTATTATTTGTTGTTCTACATATCTCCACTTTTTTACCATTTATTTTAAAAGCACCTATTATTTGATCTATTAGTTTATAATTTATCTTTTTCTCAAAATAATTTATTATATATTTCGCCCATTCACGAGGACCATTATTATTTGTATATATCATCATTTTACTACACAATTTTAACTCTTTTTGAGTTTTTAAATATAATAATATATTTATTATATTTGGTCTTAAAAATTCGGGAAATAAATCTAAAACATCATCAAATATTTCTTGAGTTATTAATTTATTTTTATTTTTTACATAAATACATAAACTATCCCAAAATATTCCGTATTCTGTAAAATAACCTAATGTTTCATCTAAATCAAATACTACTATTTTCATTATTATATGTTACTAAGTTTTTTTTAATTACAAATTTTTTATTTCTATTTACATTCACTATTTCTATTTTTATATAATATTTATATTATTTATAAATATTATGAATCAATTAAATATTAAGGATTATACACAAATTTTACAATATTATAATTTACCTATACCTTCTAATAATAAAACAATTAAAAAAAATGCTTCTAAAATATTATCACAAAAACTATGTAGATGTATTAAAAAAGTAGATCCCATTAATAAATCTAAATCTATTGCTATTTGCACTAAAACTATATTTAATAAAAAAGGATTGTCTCGAGGTAAATTTAAATGTTATAAAAATGCTATGGTTCAATTTAAAAAAAATAAAACTTTAAAATATATTAAATAACCTATTTATTAATTACTTATATAAGTAATAATTAATTACTTATATAAGTAATTGATTATTACTTATTACCATAATAATTTATCTGCTAACCAACCATTACTCCATTTTATATGACGGTCTTTTTCATGACGCATTTTATATAATCTTCTTCTCGTTTTGGCATATTTTAAACTACACTTCTTTATATAAGTTGGATAATCATTCATTCCATTCGCACCTATACTTGCTATTTTTTTTTTATTTTTATATACATCCAACTTTTTAGATTTATTCGATGATATCTTCACTTTCAAACCTAACTTTTTCGCTTTTTTATAAGTATAATTTGTTATACTATACATTATATAATATATATTATTAATTTATTTTGATAAATCATCTATCAAAAATCATATTATAATATATATTATTAAATTATTTATTTTGATAAATGATCTAATGCTGATAATAATACTAACTCTTGTTCACTTAATTTTTGAAATAATAAATTTTTATCTATAGATATTCGAAAATATCTACTTTTAAAACCTATACTTTTACATATACATATTACACCCTCATCTGTTATTTTTATTTCACAAAATATACCACCTTTTGTTAAATATATTTTTGTTAAATCTTCAATTGGTATCCATCTTATATAAGAACCATATTTTAATTCATTCATTTCATCTATGTATTTATATTTATTCAATTTCTCTAATAATTCTAAAGTATCTGATTTTGATAAATTTAATTCTTTTAATATATTTAATTTCACTTCTTTTATTTTTTCTGTTGTTAAATTTAAGAGAGATTCATTTGATTCATTTTCTAATGCTTTTAATAAATTCGAAATATCCATTTATAAATATTTATATATACTATTCTATTTATATTGTTTTCATTATTCTTTTACCACGAACTTCCAAATGAACCACCTAAAAATTCACTCGCTGCCATCGGCTGCGTCATCTCATTATCACCTTGACTTCCAGCATTTGCTACAGTCGAATTCGATTTATACATATTCGACGATTGCGGATTCTCATTTCCATAACTTACTTCATTTAATGGAAGAGCACTTATCGCTGTTCCATCTGTATATAATGATTGAGTTATCGCTGTATTGTTCATTTGAGGATTAGTTATTATTTGACCTGATATCGGCTGAGACACTTTTAAATTTCCATTCTTTCCATTCTTTCCATTCGACTTTTTCTTCGACGATTTACCTTCCCATAATTCTACTATACGTTCTATTAATATATTCACTTTCTCTCCTATTATTGTTTGAAAACTAATCATTGTTAATAATGTTGAAAATACTACATTTATTATTGTTATATCTGGATATTTCACTTTACTATATGTTGGAATAAATGTAATCATACGATGTATTATTATGAAACCTATAAATAATACTAACACTTGAATTATTATTTCACTTGTTATTTCTAAACTACTTTTATTGTCATCTGCTGCTGGCAAATATCTTGATATTAATTTTATTAAAAATATTATTGGAATTATTGCTAATAATGTATATTGTATCGTATTTAAAAATTCTACTTTTGAGTCATCTTCAAAATTAAATACATATTTAAAAAAACCCTTTTTTGAATCATCTAAAGAACTTTCCATATGATTATAATAAGAAATTAAAATTGATTAATTATGGTTAATTTAATTTATATATCTATTGTCTTATTAATTACAAAAACTATATCATCATAACGATTTTTGTTCGATCTTAAATCATAGGTTTGTATATATTGTTTTAAATCTTCTGGGACATTATTTGTTAATATTTCTAGCCATTCATAATGTTGAACATCTTCTATAATTAAAATCCCATCATCTTTCATTATTGGTAAATATAATTTTATTAATGCTATCATAGAATCTAGTGAATGAGGACCATCGTCCAATACGAAATCAAATCTTATATCTTTATCCACAAAAGTCGATTTAACAAACAAATCATTATATGCATCTTGTGATGTATATAATTTTATTCTATTTTTATTTTTTAGTTCGTCCCAAATATTTTCTAAATTCATAATATCTAAACCATATATATTCGCATTTTTAAAATAATCATACCATAATTTTATACTTCCTCCATTGTATATACCAACTTCTAATACATTTTCTGCTGTTTCTTTCTTTTTAAATAATAATGATTCATATAAATCTAAATAAGAATGCACCGTATTTTTATCTGTTCTTGAATCATCAACCATTGTTTTTAAACTCATAATATATAATACATAATAGATATTTTATTTTTATTTTTTACGCATAAATTTAAATTACTTATGCGTAAATAATTTAAAAACATTTTAATATTATACTTATATTATGTCTTCACGTTCACTCGCAACTGCTAGAGCTAGACGTTCTGGAGAAAATCCTCCTCCTATTTCTGGAACTAGACCTGGAACATCCATTGGATCACACGCAGCATTTGCACCACAACCACAACCTACTATTAGTAGAACTAAAGTATCAATACAACAACAACAACAACAACAACAACAGCAACAACAACAGCAACAGCAACAACAACAACAACAATCTAAATATAATACATATCAATCTCAAACACAACAACCATCTCAAAATGGATTACCATTCTCAAAATTAAGCGTATCTGATGCAATTGGATTAATCACTTTACGGTTAGGACGTGTAGAACAATGGCTTATTGAAACAGAACACGATAAAGAAACTAATCCTAATAATAATAATAATAATAATTTACCTGAAAATACTACAATTATTGATAATAGTGTTTTAAATACTATCATTTGCCGTCTCGATTCACTTGAAAAAAAATCACTTTTAAATGATACTACAACTATTACTAAATTAACCGATGAATTACAACCAAAAATTACTCTTTTAAGCGATGAAACTACTAAACATACTCTTAATATTTCTAAAAATAATGAATCATTATTTCGATTTGAGAGAGAATTAACTGAAACTAAAGATATACTTAAATCATTTATTATTAAATATGATTTCTTTACACAAAATATTTATGAAAGATTAGATGATTTTGAAACTGCTATTTGTGATATTGAAAAATCTATAGAACATACTACTACTACTACTGATACTACTATTACTACTGATACTACTGCTGATATTACTACTGCTACTATTACTACGGCTGATATTACTACTGCTAATATTACTACTGAAATTAATGATATTACTGATATTAATGATATTACTATTACAACTGATAATATAAATATTACTAATATTACTACTGATATTAATGATAATGATATTAAAACATCTATGAATTTTAAAAATATTATTGAAATGTAATTATAATATTAATTACATTTAGACAATAACCACTCATATAATACTTTTATTATACATATTACTTAATTAATATTACCTTTCGTTTCACTTCACAAAAATTAGTATTATTTTTATTTAAGGTTATATGAAAATTATTATCGGATTCTTTATTTTTTGTTTAATATTATTTATTTATTTACATATTCAATTTCATTTAAAAACTAGTGAAGATTTAGAAATGTATGAAATCGATCAACCTTCCAAAAATAAACTTGAAGAAATATGCGACATCAGACAACCTTTACTTTTTGATTTTGATTGTAATCATATCATTGAAACAACCAATAAAACATATATTCATAATAATTATACTGCTTTTGAAATTAAAATCAGAAATATTATTGAAACTGATACTAATACTGAATTATATATGCCTTTACCTATTCACTCTGCTGTTAAATTATTCGATGAAGATACAAAATCTTCTTATTTCTCCGAAAATAATATGGATTTTCTTCAAGAAACTGGTATTATTAAAAATATTATATATAATGATGAATTTTTACGACCATATATGGTTTCTAATTGCAATTATGATATTATTATGGGCAGCAACAATACATGGACTCCTTTTAGATATAAAATTAATTATCGCAATTATTTCATCTTAACACAAGGCACTGCTCAAATTAAACTTTCACCACCACACAGCACCAAATATTTATATCCTATTTATGATTATGATAATTATGAATTCAAGTCTCCTGTCAATCCTTGGAAACCACAATTAAAATATTCTAATGATTTCAATAAAATTAAATGTTTAGAATTCACTTTAATTCCTGGTAAAACATTGTTTATTCCAGCTTATTGGTGGTATAGTATTAAATTCAATAAAAATACTTCTATATCTTGCTTTTATTATAAAACGTATATGAATAATTTAGCAATCTTACCATATATCACTATGCACGCTTTACAAATACAAAATGTTAAACGTAATACGGTTAAAACTGTTAGTATTGATGAATTAAATAATACCACTACTCAAAATATGGAAAATATTAATCATTTAGAAGAAAATACTTTAAATAATAATAATGATAATACTAATAATCTAACTACTACTAATAATAATGATAATAATGATAATACTAATAATCTAACTACTACTAATAATCTTATTAATTAAATTACTTATTATATATATGACAAAATCTTTTTTTTCTACTTTTGCGTTTGGTAAAAAATCTAAAAAAAATAAAAAATCTAAAACTAATAAACATAAAATTAAACGAAAATATACTAGAACTACTAGAACTACACGATTTCATATGAAAGGAGGTTGAGGAGAATTACCACCTGTAATGTCATCCTCTATTTTTTAATATTTATAATTTATATATTTTGAATGACAATATTTTTTTTAAATATTTGATTAAAATATTATTAAATTATATTATATATATATATAATGACTTGTACTAGAAAAGGTGGTAATAGAAGAAAAAAAATAGGAGGATCATTTTGGGACACTCTAAATAAACATACAACCTCTCTAAATAATCATGCAACTAATGCTAGAACCTCTCTAAATAATTATGCAACTAATGCTAGAACCTCTCTAAATAATCATGCAACTAATGCTAGAACCTCTCTAAATAATCATACAACTAGTGCTAGAGAATATATGCGAAAAAACTATGGTCAAAGTCCTCAAAACGATCAAAACAGTCCTCCAAATAATGGACCAAAAAATGTTGAAATTACTAATGATATTAAAAATAATGTAACTGAATATAGTTTGGTTACTTGCGTGTTAAATTGTATTGCTACTTCTAATAAACTTGCAAAAGGTTCAAATTATATTAATAACACCAAAAACAGAACGGATAATAACACGTCTCCGGACCCGGATCAGTATGGTAATATAACACAAACAAGTAAAGATAGAGAAATATTATATAGACGTGCATTAAATTCTCTATCTGGGAATACAGGAAGTTTAGCAAATTATACAATGATGCAAGCCGCTTATAATACAGGAAATGCAGGATATAAGACAGGAAAATACGCAGCTTATAATACAGGAAAAGCCACTTATAATACAGGAAAATCAGCTTATAATACAGGATATAATACAGGAAAATCAGTTTATGATAAAGGAAAAACATATTATGCTAATAGAAGAATTAATAGACAAAATAATGGTAATGGTGGTACTAAACGTAAACGTAAATATTAGTAATAAATTATATAATAAAATATTTATTTATCATTTTATATAAATAAAATATATTAATATTATATAAATATGGAAGAAAACGGAGAAAAACCCAATGAAGAAAAACCCAATGAAAAAGATCAAGGACCAGCAGGAGAACCAGAAGAAACCAAACAAGCAGGAGAACCAGAAGAAAACAAACAAGCAGGAGAACCAGAAGAAAACAAACAAGCAGGAGAACCAGAAAATACAAGTAATACTTCATTAGCTTATACTTGCCAATGCTCAAAAAGTACAAAAAGTGGAGGAGGAAAAAGAAAAAAGAAAAGAAAAACCAAAAAATCTAAAAAAACTAGAAGAAAAAAAAGAAAAATTACTCGTCGTAGATAAATTATAACTTATTTTTAAAATTTATTAAAGTAAAGTAAAGTAAAGTATATTTAATTTAATTTAATTTAATATTCTAGTAAATTCACCATATATTTCATATGTTTGTGTTTGTATTGTTTCTATATTTTTTCTACATAAAGCGCAATTTTTATTAACATATTGTAATGTTGTTTTAATACAAACTTTACAAAAGATATGATTACAACCTAATTTAACTAAATCAGTAATATTTGTATTATCCATACAAATATTACAATCGCAATTATCTAGTAATATTTCATTTTCAATAATATCAAATTTATCACATAATGTAATAATAGTTTCAGTTTTATGATGACTACTATCTAAAAATTCTAAAATAATATTACATAATATTATTCTCATTTGATTTTTATCATTTTTATCAATACATATTATATAATCTGCAATGATTTCTTCCATATAAGTAGGAAGATTATTATTATTTTCATAATATGTATCTATATATTCTGATATTTTAGAAATACAATTTTGAATATTAGTTTTTGAATTAGTGATTTTTTTTTTATTAGCGAATGCTTTAATAATGATTCTATATGATTGTGCAAAAAGTGTAAGCCATGAATTAAATTGTTGTATAGAATTCATATTATAATATTTAATTGCAAATAAAAGTTCAATTTCATTTAATCTTATATCATCGCATAGAGTAATATTATGTGATGAACTTCTACAAAAAGAGCATTTTTTAGATGCAAAATTTGAAACAGAATTGGAATTCATTTTTTTTGGTTGTTTGGTATAATTGTGAATATATTTCTTATAATATTTCATTTCATTTTTTTAATATATGAATGAGTCAAGTCAGTAAAATTAATATTTTTGAATAAATATGTAAATATATGTTTGTTAAAGATATAAATATAATATATTAATTTATATATTAAATGATTAGTTACGAATTACATGTAAATGATAGAAATTATACATCATGGGAAATAATAGATACATCAAATTTAAATAAAGTTTCACTGGATATAATTCCAAATGAATCAAAGTTATTTTCAAATGATATATTTACAGTAGATAAATGTAAAAAAGTAGAAATACTAGAATCGCCAATAAGATATGGGAAATCTCTTCCGTGTGTTTTAATTTTAGCTGGAAATAAAACATATGGAAAACAATTTAAAGAAACTAAACATAAAGGAAAACAATTTAAAGAAACTACCAAATTCAGCAATTCTATAACAGATAAAAATTATTATAAATGTATTCCTAATAATATTTTATTACCTCCATTTTTAGTTCCTTATCAAATTAAAAATTTAGGATTTTCTAAAGTTTTAAAAAATATTTTTGTTACAATCACATTTTATGAATGGATTGATAAACACCCTATAGGTAAATTAGATACAATTATCGGACCCGTTGATATACTTAACAATTATTATGAATATCAATTATATTGTAAAAATTTAAATACATCCATACATCAATTTCAAAAAAATACTTCTAAATTTTTTGAAAAAAATACTTCTGATTCAATTATTCAAACTATTCATTTAAAATATCCTTCTATTCAAAATAGAACTGATCCTACAATTTGGAATATTATTACTATAGATTCACCTAATACACTCGATTTTGATGATGCATTTAGTATTATTTATCTTGATAATGATATTCAACAATTAAGTATATATATCTCTAATGTTAGTATATGGATGGATACTATTAATTTATGGGACTCATTTTCACAAAGAATATCAACCATTTATTTACCAGATAAAAAACGACCTATGTTACCTAGCATTTTAACTAATGGATTATGCAGTTTACAACAAAATCTTACTAGAATCGCATTTGTTATGGATATTTTTATACAAAATAATCAAATTATTAATATCGATTTTCAAAATTGTTCTATTAAAGTTTCTCATAACTTCTTTTATGAAGAAACATCTTTACTCACCAATCAAACATATAATAATATTTTTAATATTACATCTAAATTAAATATACCTAATATATCTAATCAACCTATTCATAATATACAAAATAGTTCTGAAATGGTCTCTTATCTTATGATACTTATGAATTATTATTCCGCACAAAAATTACTTACACATAAAATCGGCATTTTTAGAACTACTCTTTTTAAACAACCACCTATCATTCCAGAATCTACTCCTCATTTTGTATCTAAATTTATACAACAATGGAATACTTCATCCGCACATTATATTAATGCTGCATTAATTCATACTAATATACAACATCACAATCTTGGTATTGACGCATATATTCATATTACTAGTCCAATTCGTCGTATTGTTGATCTTCTTAATATGCTTAAAATTCAA